TGTTTAAAACGAGATATCTCTAACAGAATTTCAAAAGCAAATTTTGCTCTCTTTTTTTAAAATATTTTAAACAAAAAAACGCTCAAATTACTTGAGCGTTTTTCTTTTCTAAACATTTATTTTGTGACCACGGCAGGATTATAGATTTATTCATAATTATTTATATTTCAAATAGTTGTATTTAAAATGGGAGAAAAATGGGAAAAACAATGCTATTTTCCATAAAAATTACCATCTTAAAATAAAGCTCAAAAAACCACTTATTATTTTTGAATTACGGTTTTTCCGTAACACAATTACGGTTTTTCCGCAACAGATTGTCAATTTTAATATTTAGTTTAGTCTCATAATTAATTTGCTATTAATTAAACAGTTAACCTAGTTAGGTAAATTTGCGTTCTTTACTTTTTTTTGTATATTGGCAATCCCTCCAAGAGAATTCCCTCTATATAATTAATCCATTCTTATAATTAATTGGTCCATCTCAATAATGAGTTTAACTATAACAATTATAAAAGATGGAAAAAAGAAAAAGCATTTTTGCTGCCCTATTCGTTGCTATGTTTACGTTTTCAACAATAGCAGATTCATTTGAAAACATTTTAAATGAACAAACAATCGCAAAACACGACAAGACCAAAAAAATCAAAAGGCCTTCTAACGGATAAAAGGTTTTTGCGAAATATTAGATTCACAAAAGATGTTGTTTTGATTGTTTTAATCATCTCTACATCTTTTACTTATTTAATTTACCACCATTCACCAGATGGCGCAGAGTGGAATACTTGGTTTGGTACTTTAACGGCTGGTGAACACTGGGGAGATATATACTCATTCTTATACCAAGCCGTTACAAAGGCTACATTTGTCTTAATTTTAACAATGTGGTATTTCACTAGTGAACGCTGGTGGAAATTTTCTATTCTAATCCCTATATCGATATATTTATTTCAATTTGCTTCAGTGTTCAACGATAATTATCAATACACTGAAACTTTTGAATGGTATCATTCCCTTCCCTTAACATTACCTATTCTTTTAGCCTTATTATACATTGGCATTAGAACTTACAACAGAAAAGAGCGCTTAAATCTAGCAGACACTTACAATGATTATGAATCTTATATAGCAGAATCTGAATGAACGCAAGCAACAAATTAATCTACAAAAAACTAAAAAATTTAAAAGAACGTCGTCATTTAATGACTCAGATAGAATATGATGCGGAACTCGCTAAAATTAAACCTCTGCTAAAGCAGCCTTTAGAAGACGATTTGTTTAAAAACTTTAAGCAAGAAAGTATATTAGATAAGTTTATAGGTTTAATTAATCCAAAACCAAAGCAAACCTAGCTTTTCTGAGTATTACTTTCTTTCTCCATATCATCTACCATTTGCAGCATCATTAGTTTTTCCTGAATATCTTCAATCTTATCTAAGCGCTCGTCATTACGTTCTATTGAGTCTTTACTGTAAGACTCCACACGATCCATTTTTGAGTTAAGATCTTTAAGATTCTCAATAATGATGTTATTCTGAGCAAAAACACGCTTAATATCTATATCATTGCCATAACTCCTTTTAGGCTCATCTACTTTTGTAGCCGATAGTTTCATTTCACCTTCACCAGTTAAAATCCAAATAATATTGTATTGCGGATATTTATCTACAATATCATATAAAACATCTACAGTCGGAGAACCCTTACGCTTCCTCATGCCATTAATATAACCATTTGACTTCTTAATACTTAGTTCAAATTTTCTTTCACTATAGCCCAAATCCTTGACTATTTCTGATATTCTAGCAACTACTGGCTTCATAGGGTTTCGATTAAATTCAACAAAATCCAAATATTTCACTAAATAATATCAATTTTATTTGATATATGTAGATTATATTCTATATTTGTAATAATAATACGATACAAATATAATACTAAGGTAATAATAATTCAATAATAGATTTCTATGATAACCAACACTGAGGCCGAAGAACTAAAAATACTTTTAAAAAAAGATTATGTCGGTGATGTTTTAAAGGTTTTAAACACTAAAGGCATTACTAACAGAGCTGGTGTCGCTTATTCTGAAGTTATGATAAGAAATGTCCTTAATGGTTATGCAGAAAATAAAGCTATTGAAGAAACTCTATTTGAAGTCTTTGAACAACGTAAGAAAGCATTAAAAAAAACCCAACAAAGACGAAATAAAATCTTAGCAAAATGAAAACAAAGAAGAATAGAATAAAGTCTAAACACGAAGACTTCAATGTTTGGGATGTTTACACAAGCCTCTTAGAGGTAGCATTTATAATGTTAATAGTATTGGCTATTCTCTTTTACATTTTTCAACCAATAGTATTTATAGATATAAAAATACCCTAAGCGGTAACTTAGGGTAAACACAACATTAACACTATAAACAATCAATGTTATGAAGAACAAAACTACAAACAACAACAGCACTATACAAACTTTACCAGCAGGAATGTCTCCAGACGATTCAGATATAGAATTTGTTGGACTTCCAAAAACACACTCTGTGTTATGGTTTCAGTTTGGCAAACCTCATAATTGGGCGCAACTACCAACTAACCTATACAAATCTTGTGAAGAACTCTACTTAACAGACACTGAAGCTGTTAAAACTTTACCAAAATACTTTAAAACCAATAATATAAATAGGCTTGTAGAAATATACATTTATTATATGTATGGTGGTTGCGATAATACGCCAGATGTGATAAAGGGTGTGCTACAACCTTGCGAAAATTTCCGAGAAACTAAAGATTGCCTATCCTTACAATTTAGCAATAAACATATAGATATTGAAGGCATACATTTAAGCCAACGCGACTTAAAAATATTAGACATGTCTATGGATAATTTACCAGATAAGCTAATTGCGGATCGTTTAGGTATATCGCATTCAACATTCGATTTTCATAAAAAGAATCTCTTTAAAAAATTAGGCTGTGACAGTAAAGTGAGCCTGGTTATTAAAGGCCTCAAAAACCATATACTATGCGAAAACTAGATGAGATAGATGCAGAAATTGCAGCCCACAAACTAAAGATTTCAGCATTAGAAACCGAGCGAGACCATGCCCTCCGAAATATTACAGTTATTAATCCAAGAAGTGTCTCACCTAAGGACAATACAATCTTGGGAATTTAACACTCAAAGCTTCGGGTATTATTGCCAGACATTAGAAAAAAAGTACAACTATAAATATTGTAAACATGCATACTTCAAACTCACAGTCAGCACCTTTAAAACAAAGTATAACAGTTAAGAAACACTATACTTTGTCAAGATACATAGACATTCTATTTATAATAAGAAATTACTATGACGCTATGCGCTTAGGAACTCAGCAGCCTTCACAACCATTACCGTCATTAAGCGATATGCTAGATGCCTATACTATATGTATGGCTTATGCAGAAGCAAAACCATTGCCATCCATCAACCTGGTAAAAGCCTTAATGCGTTTAGATGCAGATAAGATCGTAGCTATATGGTTGTTTAACCAACGCCCTAATTGCAACATAACTATAGGAAACAAGCAGATTGTAGTCTTAAATACCTCTAAAGCATGAGAGATGATAATGTAAAATATTCAGCTTATAAAATGGCATTTATAGCATTATTAATGCTGGTGTTTATAATTCTGGTAGCAAAATTTATATAGCATGAAACTAACAGAAGCCCATGCAAGATTTAAGGCAACCATACGCGCTTTAAGAAAACAGAACATGCCATATTTCTCTATAAAAGAAATATTTGAAAACGCAGCCGAAGAGCTCGTAACAGAAGAAAATACAGGTAAACAGGAAATGTCGTAATTCCTGTGATTAATAGCAGACACACTAGGCTAGTGTATAGCCCATTAGCCTAGGTGTTTTTAATAAAAACTAAGACTTAAAATAATTATGAAACAAGGACGCAATCGCACAATGAGCATTTGCTTAACAGATTTACCAAAAGAAAGAATCTTTAAGCATGAAAACGGTAAAATGTATTTGAATTTATCTACATACGATTATGATGCACCAGATAAGTTTGATAACGATTTTTCCGTGTCGCTACCTTTAACTAAAGATGAACTAGAAAGAAAAAAAAACGGACAAACAATAAACAGAATCTTTTTAGGATCTGGTAAAATATGGCCAGACAAACAAGGACAACCTTTAACTCAAGAAGAACAAGACGATTTACCGTTTTAAACTGAAATACCAACAGAATAAAACTCTCTAGATTAATCCATGCCATACATCAGCCAAGCCTTTATAGAAAAATTACTAGACGAAACACAGCTAGAGGACATTATTAAAGATTTTGTAGATCTTAAACGCGAGGGAGCAAATTTAAAAGGGCTCTCGCCTTTTGCAGAAGAACGCACTCCGAGCTTTATCGTAAGCCCTTCAAAACAGCTTTGGAAAGACTTCTCTACAAATAAAGGAGGTAATAATGCAATTAGTTTTTTAATGGCAAAAGATTACAGCTTTGTAGATGCTATTACTTATATCGCTCAAAAACAAGGCTTGGCTGTTCAGTATGAAGACAGTAAAGAAGCTAAGGCTTATCAAGAAAAACTAGTTAAAATAACAGCGCTTCGTCCTACTTTAAAACGTGCTATAGCAACTTACCAGAATGTATTTTCTAAATTACCGGAAGATCACCCTGCTAAACAAGAAGTTTTTAATAAACGACAATATAACCAAGACGTGATTGATACTTATCAAATTGGTTATGCGCCTGGTCGAAGTTTTCTATATAACAAACTAAAAGAAAATGCACTTATAGAAGATGGTAAAGCTACAAGCCTATTAACTGGCACAAAAGATTTTTACAATGATCGTGTTACGTACACGATCTTTAATGCCAACGGAGAACCCATCAGTATCGCTGGTAGAGAGCTAAAGCCAGATCCAAAAATAAAATGGCTCAATGGTCGCACCACAGAGCTATATAAAAAAGAATACACTTGGTATGGTTTGCATATTGCTAAGCAAGAAATCAGAAAAACAAATGTTGCTTACATCATGGAAGGTTACAATGATGTTATTGCCTTTCAAACTAAAGGGTTGCTCAATGCAGTAGCACCTTGCGGTACATCTATACATGATAATCAAATAAAGGTTATTAAAAAATATGCAGACATCGTTTATTTATGTATGGATGATGACAAAGCGGGACGAAAATCAGCACTTAAAAATATACCACGTTTTATTGAAGCTGGCTTGCGCTGCTATGTTGTGACTTTTAATGATTGTGACCCAGATGATTTTGTAAGAGAGCACAAAGCAGCTCTAAAAAATAAAACCTTATCTGAAGTATTAGATCAAGAAACTAAGATTAATGATGGTTTTAAAGTATTACTACAGCAATTAGAAGCTAAAGACGAGGTAACAAAAAGCGTTGTAGCTAAGGAACTTTGCGAAATTATCAGCAAAATAAGCGACGACAGTATTGTATCTATTTATCAAAAATGGCTTCAAAAAGAATCTGGCGTGTCTATTACAGACATCAAAAAATGGATTAAAGAATTTCAACAAGCCAGAGACAACTTAGCTAAAGAGCGTTACATCGCTAATCATGAATATGAGTTGCCAAAAGGCATAGAAATGACCGAAGCCATACTCAACGATATTAAGCGTTATCAAATGTTCCAGGCTGGCAATAAAATATATTCTCAAATCGGCTACGAGTATCCTATAAAATTTACTCCATGTTCTAATTTTTCTGTAGACATCATTCAGCACATGCGAGATGAAGATTATCCAAAAAAATTAGTTTCCGTGGAAAATACTTTTAAAGAGTCTTTTGTTTTTGACGTGCCTAGCGACACATTTAATTCACATCAAATGTTTCAAAAAGCCATGACAAACTTTGGTAATTTTCGTTGGAGTGGCCGTAGTGATGATTTAGTGAGACTTCAAGCTTTGTTATTTGATAAAATGGGAAATGGTCGCAGTATTGATGTATTAGGATGGCAACACGAAGGTTTCTTTTTATTCAATAATTTGGTTGTTGTTCCTGGTGCTGAAAACCTAGATATAGATAAAAATGGCTGTTTCAAATTTAAAGGAACTAGCTATTACGCTCCATCAGCAAATCATATTTATAAAGATAATCCTTATAAATATATGCCTCAAAAACAATTTAGGCATATACCAGGCACCATTTCATCATTAGACTATTTTGCAAAGGTGCATCGTGTACATGGTAATCATGCTATATCAGCAATATTTCATGCTATTAGTTGTATGTTTCACGACATCGTTGTAAAAAGTTTAAAGGGTTTTCCTATCAATTTTTCTTATGGACCACCAGGTACTGGTAAAGATGAATTAAACTATGCGGTTAAAAGTCTTTGGGGCATTCCGCAAGTAGCCACAAATTTAGAAGGTAAAAACGCAACCAAGACAGCCACTATTAGAGAATTAGCTCAGTTCACAAATTGCCTTTTAGAGTGGTCAGAATACTCAAGAGGTGATTCAGAACTAGATGGTACTATAAAGTCCGTTTGGGATTTACGTGGTAAAAAAATTGGAAAATATGAAAGTAGAGTAGCAACAGACAATGTACCCGTTTTAAGCGGAATTGCACTTACAGGAAACGAATACCCAGACAACTCAGCTATAATTACTCGTATCATTTGGAATGACATGAACCGTACAGATTTCACCGAAGAAGATGAAAAAGAGTTTAACGAGCTTAATGATATTATAGAACAAGGTCTTACGCATATTACAGTAAAAATAATGAATCAGCGTCATTTAGTAGAAGCTAATTTTAATAAGGAATATCGCCTACTAATGGATGTTTACCAACGTCGTATACCAGATTGTAACAAACGTATGCTTAAGAACATAAGTACGTTAACAGCTTTTTATAATGTGCTAAAAGATGTTATTGATTTTCCATTTAACCAAAATGAAATCTTAGAGCATTTTACCACTATTACAGAAGCACAAATGCGAAAACTAACAAGCAGCAGTATAGTAACAAGATGGTGGGACTGTTTCGTAGCCAGCATGCGCGGTGCAGATCATGATATAATAAAGGTAGGTCGTGATATTAAGTTAGATGGAAGCATGCTTTATTTTCAATTCACCAATTGTTACTTGAAGGTCTATAGGCAATGGTCTCGTCAATATACAGATAACGCGCCAGCAAAAACCACTATGAAAGAAGCTATAACCAAAGATCAAACCTATTGTGAAGAAAAATCAACGGTGCAATTCAATACGGGCAGCAATAGAGTAAGATCTTCTGCAGTAATTGTAGATATTAATAAAATGCCAGAAGATTTACGAAATCTAATAAAGAGTGAAGTAAATCGACAAGAGTTTGAGAAGAATTTAAACCCCTTTCCCCCCGAACCCCCTTTAAATATTGACAATACGGAGGAAAAAGGTAGTGAAGGTGAGCAAGGAAAAATACCTTTTTAACTCTTTCATGAAAAATATTTTGAAAAATAAGGCAAAAAACTTTCTGACATCTCTGACAAGCATTTAGACACTTGATTTTCAAATATTTAAATAACTAAAAATGTCAGAAACACAGACAGAAAATGTCAGAAAGTGTCAGAGCGGAAATTTAGTTTCTGACACTTTCTGACAAGAATAAAGGGTTAAACGCAATTAAGTAACTGATAATGAGCAATGTCAGATTGTCAGAAAATGCATAGCGGTTTTCACTTAAAACGCGCGAGCAGTAAAAAATAAAATGGAGACAGTAGAAATAAAATTAAGAAAAGCTAAACCAGAGGACCTTAAAATAAATGATCAAACCTTAAGAATTGGTCAACCATTTTGGTATAAAAGTTTACAATCAGGTAAGTTTAGTAATCACGCCTACTTTATTACTAATGACATTGATCTCTATGAATTAAAATGGCAATTAGAGCATGGTATGATTTGGGTCCCAATCAACGACGCTTGGTTAAATGATTATAAAGGTGGTAGTTTTTAAACAAAAAAAGCACATAAAAAGTATAGACTAAGTAAAGCGTAGTAAATAAATTTCAAAGTATAAGAAACTAAAACTAGGTTAAAATGAATACAAAAGTAAGCTATATGAAGGGTAAAGGAATTGCAATTTACAAGAAGAAATTAGCTAAAGTTAAATCAAAAACAAGTAAAAAGTAACTGTAGCATTCGCTACCTAAAAATAAAACCATGACAAAAGAGCAATTTAATGAAATAACAGACTGGCAGGACGAAACCTTTCCAGAGTCAACCGAGCTTTCAAGAGTAAAACATCTTATTAAAGAGGTTTGTGAGTTAGAATTTGAAGCTAAAATCTTTGAGAAATCACCAACAGCACATAATCGAAGCAACAAAAATCAAGAGTATGCAGATTGCTTTTTCTTGTTATTTGGAGCAGCAAAAAAAGCTGGTATGTCTTATGAGGATATTTGCAGGGCGATTGATTTCAAATTTGAAATCAATAAAAACCGCACATGGGGCAAACCAGACGAAAATGGTGTAGTTGAACACGTATAAAATTAGTGTAGGTATGACAGAAAATGAAAAAATAGCAAAAATGCTAATTGGAGTTAGTAGCGACTTTTTAGCTGGTAATATTGAAATAGACGTTTTACGTATGCAAGTAAATTTTGCAAACGAGAGCTTAAATAAAGAGAGCTTAAATAAAGAGAGTAAAAACTAACTGTAGTATATGAGTTTACACTCCTATTGCGAAAAAGCAAGTAATGGCGAACAAAACTACCACTGCAATAAAAAATGCATCAAGTGTGTAATTCATATTGCTACTGTTAAGTCAGAGTGTAAACGATTATTTAAAAAACTGTAGGTAAGATGAAAATGCGAGACGAATCATACTCTAAAAAAAAAGGCTACGGAAGTTATACAACACATAACACAACTGTTGGAACGTATGTTGCTGGTTGTTATATATCTCCTAATGGCATAGTAAGAGTTTATGCTGAACCTAAGGGCGGAAAGAATAAAAAAGGATTAATTGCCTTAACATATTCACGCAACGGTAGAGTCTATTATAGATCTATTAGAGGGATTAACAGTATTTCCGATAAGGCACTTTCAACTAGAGCAAATCAATTTATTAAATCATTAAACCTGTAGCCTTATGAAACTTGAATTAAAACACTTAACACCTTATTTACCGCATAAGCTTAGAGTGATTCATGACGGAAAAAACAAGATGCTGAATGTTGGTAGAGGAAGCTCTAATAACTGGATTGGTTTAAGCGCTTTACTTAGATGGCAAGAAAGGGAGCATTTAAGTGCCTTTCCAATTTTAAGACCATTAAGTGACCTTAAAAAAGAAATCACTGTTGGTAACTCAACATTTATTCCAATCGATGTAATAAGATCGAAGCCAGACTTTGAAACAGCATTATGGGGTGTTTCAGTAATGACTGGAGATTTATTTCAGAATAGAAACATTGAATATTCTCTAGCCCAAAAACTTTTCAAATGGCATTTCGATGTTTTTGGATTAATCGGTAAGAACCTAGCAATAGATATTAACAGTATAAACTAACTGTAGGTAACCAGATCCTCTAAAAAACTGGAAAAAGTTCTTTGACATAGTGGTAAGTTAAAAACATGTATTTCATCAGTCTTTTAACGCATTTTATCGAAATACGGAAAAAATGTTTGTTTTTATTTGTGTAAACGGAAATTAATTCCGATATTTGAAACATCAAACAATAAGTATTAATTTAAAAACACAGAAATTATGACAACTATTTACACTAATGGACACAGCTTATTTACTTTAGAAAATTATGATAAAACAGCTGGCGTATGTCATCCTTTAAACATCACTTTTCATAGTGAAGTTAGTAAATTAAAAGCTAGAGCAATGCATGAAAGAGGTCAATTGCATTATGTTTTTGGCACAGGAGATAGAAAAGAAATAGCTAATAAAAAGCTTAACAGAAAAATGAAATTAGAAAACTTTGAGATTTCTTAAAAATAATAAAGCCCTCAATTAAGAGGGCTTTTAATCAAACAATAAGATCAATATAAAATTGAAATTATAAACAAATATACAAAATGCCTAGAGATACAAGATTTTTATTGTCGTTAGACAAAGAAGAGAAAGAATTATATATACTTCATAGGGAGTTTCCGAGATGCTTAATTTATGTAGAGCAAACAATGCCAATTAACTTTGTTGTTTTCGATTTATTTGAAGATATAAGCGATGAAGAAGCCGTTAGGCATCTAACAGATGAATCTTTTAAAAGTGATTTAAAAGACTTCTTTAATTCTCAAGCATTTGATTTAAAGGAAATGAATTAAAATGGATTTTAAAGAGCAATTAAGTCAGAAAATAAAAGAAAAATTTGGCACTAAGGCTGAGTTTTGCAAAGAAAACGGACACGATTACAGCAGCTTCAATAAAAAGCAGCAAACAGTAATTAGTAAAATACGTTGGCTCAATGAGTTTTTAGAGCCATTAGACCTAGAGGTCACCATCACAGAAAAATAACTTACCACTAAGAGCTTCAATTGAAGCTCTTTTTTATTATAAAAGATTTTGTTTAACAGGCGGTTATACCGTCGAAAATACTGTAGCATTCGCTACCTAAACTAGAAATAATGCCAGAAATATTAGAACCTCAATTTAAAAACGGATCCGATGTACTTATCGGAGGAAACTTAGCAGGAATTGTTATATCAAGTCATTTTGACAATTCAGCGAGTAAATATATGTATCGAATACTTGTAAGTGCGCATGATTGTGTTTATAGGGTTTATAATAATAAGATAAATCAGAACAATCTAGCCGACCACCATCTATTAAGGGATGATATTTTCTCGCTTAAGTACCACTGTGAGCAATATGCTCATTTAGAAATTTACGAGGGTGAAAAACTACAATCATTTGATGTGGTTAATGAGTTGGTAAAACTGCCTGAAGATTTGTTTTGTATGAATGAATCCTATGGAGTTGAAGATCGTTGCGTGTTTAATTGTGGACAATGTAACAATCGTGAGAAGGGAACAGAAAAAATGCATTAATCCTGTAGCTAATGACACCAATTTTTAAAAAAACAGATGGAGGTGATTTATATGCATTTTTGAAAAAAGACAGATTATTTCATCTAAAAATTAATCAATACGGTAAAGGTGATGGCTTTGAGTTTCGAGTTTATAAAACAAGAGCTACTGTATTAAAACATTTAAGAATTGGAGGAGGAGATGTAATTAATTTCTTAGAGTTTCAAATGATTTTGCAAAACTCATTTGTTCACTATTTAGAAGAGATTACTCTTTTACTACCTAAAGAGTTACAACAAGCTAATAACAACACTAAACGATTAAACTAACTGTAAATAAAAAGCCCTCACAGAAATGAGAGCTTAATATATAAAGTCCTAGCGATAGAGCTAGTCTTTAAACGTGGAACTTCAAAGGTAGTGATTCTTCGTTAGGACTTATTAAAATAGAGGTAGTCGAAAATCTAAAGAGTAGGCAAGTTTTAATAAAGTCCTAGAAATAGGCAGTTTAAAAATGAAAAAAATATTTTCAATCTTGATGATAGCATTAGTGTTATCGGTTTCTTTCGCTCAAGAAGAAGAAGGAGAAAACGGGTGTGAACCTACAGAGGTGACTGTATGGTCTTGGAAAACAGTTTATGTAGGTTTCGTTCCTTTAACAGTGTATCTTCCTACTACTTACACTATACCTTGTCCGCAATCTTAGTTCGCGAACTTAGTATAAAATTAAGCTCTTCTTAACCGAAGGGCTTATGTAATAACTGTAGGTAACCAGATCCTCTAAAAAACTGGAAAAAAGTTCTTTGACATAGTGAAAAGTGATACCCTATAAATAGGCAAATTTGTTTGTAATATTTTACATAATTTTTCGACTAATAATTCGTTATTAACTTAAATAATTAGTTATACACTTAATAAGTAGTGTTTTTTTATTAACACCAGTTTAAGTACTGTTTTGAATAAAATTACTACTTTTGTAAAGTATTCAACAAACCGTACCTATGAATTACACTATTAAAATATCAGATTTCTTATCCGATTTAGCTGATGTTTTGTCTGGAAATTATAATCACAAAGATTCTGAGCTTAATGAATTAAGAGAGGATATTTTTGATATTTCCGTAACTCCTAATTCTTGTGATGATAAAGAGGTTCTAAAAGAAGATTTGAATACATTTCTTAAGGACACACGAAAGTCATACAAATCTTTAAAAGAGGAAGTATTAGATGGCCAAGCAGAGTAGAAAAGCTCAAGTATCTCGTTCAAAACATCATCAAGGGCATATAATTGAGGAAGTTTTTGACGATAACTTATTGCCAGATGCTTCTGAAATAAAAAAACTATCTGAATTAGACCCTAATATCATTCAATGGTTAAAAGAAAGGGCTGAAAAAGAGCAAGAATTTAGACACAAAACTTTTGCGTCAAGAGTAAAGCTAGTTTCAAAAACAGAGAGAGGCCTAAGATGGATTAACTATCTAGGGCTATTGTGCTCTTTTTTATTATTAGGTGGAGGCATGTTCCTATCTTATACTTTAATAATGAATGAACACGAGGTATTAGGTTCTGTTTTCTCAGGTGTAATGCTAGTTGCTATAGCATCAATATTTATGAGTAAAGTTAAAAGTAATAATAACGAGAAAACACCTCAAGGTAAGCGTTAATAGATTACTTCAAACGATATATCACTTTTCACTAAGCACTTCAATCGAAGTGCTTTTTTATTGTCAAAGATTTTGTTTAACAGACGGTTATACCGTCGAAAATACTGTAGGTAATTGGGCTGTCATAATTACAAGCATAAAGACGGTAAGACATATTTTATTCCAGGTTGTATGGGGGCTGCAGTTTATGGTAGAGAAAGATGCACTTGCTATAATCATAGAGGATTAAAGTTAACTCCTAGTGAGATGATAAAAAATTTAAAAGAGGAAAACGAAACTTTGAGACAAGAAATTAAACGATTAAAGAACCTGTAGGTAATGAATTATGCAATCGAAATTTTAGAAGAACAACTTGAAAGTGATAAAATATCTCTTTCTAAAGTTACTGACGATTTTAAGCCTAATGTTCAAGAAAACATTGATGATTTAGAATGGGCTATATCAAACCTAAAAAAATTAGAATCAATTTAATCTGTAGCTAACCGCTACCAAAAACAAAATAATATGAGTGGAAAATTTAAACCTGTAGAAGTAAATGTTTCTCCAGAATGGCAAGATGCGTTTGTAGAGGAATTTAATGAACGTTACGAATCACTTTTTAGTGACGATGAAGAACGCAAGTATTACGAATCACAAAACCTGTAGAATATGATACACACAACAATAGGATTATATCCAAACGGTAAATATAAAGTCAATGGTGTGAAGTCAGAAAACTTAGCACAACATATTAATTATAATATCAACATGCGACCTGGTAGAGCCCTATTGGTTGACACCTTTGTTATTCATAAAGGTATTGGGTGTAGAGATATTCTTAACGAAAAAATCAAAGAGTTAATTGAAATCAAAAAAACAGAGGACACAGCTCCTTATAAATAACCTGTAGGTTTTAAAACTACGTATAATAAATATATGTCCTTTTAACCACTCCATACTACAACTATTATTGTAGTATGGAGTTTAACAAGAATAAAAATACCATAACTAATATCTGTTTAGTACAGATAAAATCTATTAGTGATAATGTAGATTTACCAAATCTAACAACCATTTATCACACTCCATCAAAAATATCTCTTACAAACTCATCTTCTACTACTATTGCAGGAGTATTACATCGTAAGAGATTAACTCTTAACTATCCAGGGCTTTCAGATACAGATTTTGAAAAACTTCACGATTTGGTTGGTGGTGAATATCAGATAATGGTAAAAACCCAAGATCATAAAGTTTATGAAATAGCTTCTATAGATTTACCTCTACAATGCACTACAAGTTACAATAACTCGCATCAGATAGTTTTTTATGGGTCCTCACCTATTCCATTTAAGTATAGAGATACACAACCAGGTGACGGTATAGTTATAGATGGTTTTAATTATGAATTTAATTTTTACCTAAACTAATGCCATTAGAAGAGTTAACATATAGCGATAAACTAGCAGGTTCAACGAATGAATCTGAAGCAAAGTTTTTTGATGCAGAAGCCAACGAGATTAAGACTAAAACTAACGCTGCAATTAACAAGGTTAACGAGCTAGAAGCTAATCAAATTAATTCACCTAATCCTTTTTATGGAGGTTTTACAAGTTTATCGATATTACAAACTACGCACCCAACTGGAGTTGAAAATGCTTGGGCATTTATAGATGCTGGAGCAGGTATTACACCTCAAATTGCAGTTTGGGATGATAATGAAGGAATTTGGGAAATAAGTGGCCACTCCGAAACACTTATATATTTTTATAGTTTTGCTGATTTTCCTAGTATAGGTCAAATCAACAAAATTTATATAGCACGTAATAATTATTACGCGTATGTGTTTCATAACAACAATTATCATCGTATCAATCCCAATGGTGATGATTGGAGACGAAAATTTGTACGACAAAAAACCGAAATAGGCAATATTAATCTCGAAGATGTTACTGATGATAGTATAGCTGCAGTAACAGATAACACTGTTATTACACATTTAATATTTGGTGAATATTTTACATTCATATTAAGAAAATCATACGAATTAAGAAATAAACACAATTTCACACTAAATATATACAATGTTAGTACGCGTTCTCATTTAATAGCACTAATTACTTCATGGGAAGAAGTTGATGACAACACCAAATTGCAGTTAGGCATAAGTGGAATATCAGCTTCAGAAATAACCGAAACCGACACTTTAGAGCTAAATCTACCAACACAAACAAATGATTATATAAAAATTAACATCACCAACTATAACAGCTTATACTTTAACACAGTTGGTAATGTAGATAGATCTAAGTACACAGAGGGCAATTTTTTTAAAGGCCACCCAACCAATGACAGCTATGTAGTCGGAAAAATTTTGGACGCATCAGACTTTGATCCATTCAACTTAGAAAAAGCACAATTATTTATTGATAATTAAAATTATGAAACGATTTATTTTACTAGTTACATTCTTATTCTCTTTTTTAGCTTTTGCGCAAAAACCAAAGGTAGATTATATACGTTGGAAACCAATGACCACAGTAGAGCGCGATGCTTTATTATTACAACCAGGTGATCGCTGGGAAATCTATAACACCAACACAGATCAAAAAGAAATTTGGAACGGTACATCTTGGGTTCCTGTAAGCAATGGATCTGGAGGTGACAATCTTGGAAGTCATGAAGCTACTCAAAATCTTGACATGGATGGTAATAATATTAACAATATAAATACAGCTTCAGCAACTGAATTTGTAGCTACAGATCAAATAATTGCGCAAAACAATATCACCTCAAATGGTTGGTTAAATGGAGTTAATATTAATTCTTCAGTTTTATATAGGTTAACCAACCCTGTTTCTAATAACATTGAAATTAACGACTATACCTTTGAGACGTTAAATGGTAATTTCATATTTAAAGCTAATGGAGGTTCTAATGGTAGTTCAGTACCTATTTGGGCTGCTGCCTCTGATGATTTATTACTCGAGCTACCAAGGTCTACTAACGCTGCTATAGATGCTGGTAGTTTGGATGTTGCTACAACTAAACGTTGGGTTCAAGATTATGTTACAAGTAATGGATCAAGTTCTAATGGAAGTTATTCTTTATATTTCGATGAATCTTCAACCTTTTCAATTCTGCCGCAAGCAAAAGACGCGATTCTAAAAATAGAAATCTTTGGAGCTGTAGAAAGTGATAAAAATTACGCTATTAGAGAGTGGAGATATGACGACACTGGAGGAAGAAATTTTATTGGTGTATACGAGTATGATGTCTCAACTAACACAGTTGGTGATCGAGTATCTATTTGGGATGATCTAAATTACACCTACCCACCAGGAACAGGGAGACGTATAGATAAAGTGTTATTATCAGAAGATAACTCATCAGGAATTGAAATAAAAATAACATTAGACTTCTCTAAATTACCAAATGGGATCTCAACTTTTGGTGGACAAAATGTAAATGTTTTTAAGTTTTCTGATGAGCTTATAGATGCAGCAAAACCTATTCCTATCAAAGCTAATTCAACATATACATTTAATGTTAATGGTGTCAACTCTCAGCTAATTACACCTTTAGGTTATGATTCAGAAGCTAAACCTTCTTATACATTAATGTTTATACATGGTAATGGCGGAACGTTTACAGACTCTGGAAGCACAGGTTTTAAATCCTTTTGTGCTAATAATAATATTGCAATTATTAGCACGCAAGGTCAAGACGAAGTGTCTTCTCCATTTACTAGTAATGCAAGTGGCTGGGGAAACTATGTTCAGCTTCAGAGATATGTTTCATTGTATAAGTATGCTCAAGACCACTTTAATATAAGCTCCAATGTGATTTTAGTTGGTGCTAGCATGGGTGGTCTTGTTGCTGGTCAATTTATGTATAATAAACCATTCCCTATAACAGCATGCTTTATGGTTGGACCCGTTCCAGATTTATCATACATATTTAATAATGGTGGTAATTCTAGAAAAGAAGCTATTAGAAACAGCTTTGGAATGTCCTCAGACGGGTCTGATGATGGTAATTTAGAGAACTTTATACAAGGTTATGACTGGTTTGATTTAGGAATGGTAGATCTTTCTGGAACAAAATATAAATTTGGATTTCCGAGATTCTACATAGTGACAGGAACAGGTGATTCTACTTTTACCACAGATTTTGGAGGTACCGCAAAATATAACGAAATAATAAATGCTATAGAATCTTCTGGTGGTTTTGTAAATTATGATGAAATTCCAAATGTAAGCCATGCTGCTAGTGAATGTTATGATCTTATCATTAATAATAGCTATATAAAGAAAGAATTAGGTTTACCAACTACCTATGGTCAAGAATTACTAAACTCAGGTATTTTTGATGCACCAGGCGGTAGCGATGCTTCGTTTATTTCTGGAGGAATAAACCTATTGTCTGATGGTAATAGTGGGTCTAGCTCTAGACCTAGAATAGAATGGTCTTCATTAGAAAATGGTGCCCAATATAGATTAACAGCGTCTCATACAATTAATAGCGGAAACACTTTAATTAGATTTTATAATGGATCTAGTTTTGAACTAGCAGACGCTTCAATTCAAAATATAGACATAACATTCACCGCTAATGGTACAGTTTGGTATTGTTTAGTAGGAACCAACACTTTTGATGTCGATGTGCAATTAAGTTTGAAAAAAATATTATGAAGAAATTAATAACATATTTTGTGCTTATTTTTTGCTTGGTTACAAATGCTCAAACCCCAAAAGATTTAGCAAGTGTTGAGCAAAAATTAGTTGAAGAAACTGCTAATTGGCGCAATAAACTAGAAAGCCAAATCAAAGAACTTAACGCGAAACTTGAAGTTTTGACTTTAGCAAGCGAGCACCAAACTAATTATATCGCAGAATTGTATACTAAGTCGAGATTAGATAGTCTTAAGATAGTGTCTTTAAATAAGCAGATTCGTTATACACAAACTTTTATTAAAGATACTATTCAAATTATCTGTAATAATCAGAAAGTTGAAGAAGTTGATCTTATTAGTGAAGTAGCAAGCATAAATGCAGCTTGGATAGCTAACTCTGATAGAAGCTTCACTTATAATCACAACGTCTCTAACTATAGCTATATCAAGTTTAATTTAATCGAAAATCTACAGCCAAACACAACTTACATCATATCATTCAACATAGAATTAAACGACTCAAGTAGACAAGCTCAAATAAGCTTTTGGGCTTATTCAGACAATGGGAATAGAGCTGTTAACGATACTTATTATAGTAATGGTAAACATGACGTTGAATATACGCCAGAAGAGTTTGAACGCCTCAAATTTGGTATAAGAGCACGCAATAATAACGGAGGTAGTTTTACTATAAGTGATTTAAAAATTATTTCTAAAAAATGAAAAAGAGTTTACGCTTAAGTCACGTTGTTCTTTTTTGGAAAAAATATTTCTCTATTAATAAATACATCTTGCGAGAACGACCAGGCACTAATGAGATAGTCTTTTTCTTGAAAAGGCATAAGATAGTATGCGACGATGTTCATAAAAATATTTTAGCGGAGTTCATTTGGGAATTTTGGAATAAAAAAGACTTACTCAAACTAGGATCAGATAAGCTGAAAAGCTTTTTAAAGAAACATAACTTAACCTAAATAATTATGGAAAAACTAAAGGAAACTTTTTTAAAAAAATATGGTATTTGGGAATATGTCCTCTTCTTAGTAGGATTAGCATTTCTAGGACGCATTGTATATAGCGTTATTGTAGCTGATTTTAAAAACATGACTTGGGATGAGATTAGTGCAATAATACTATTTTTTGCTTTAGGTGTTTTAGCTATCTCTAGACCTTTAGCCATCTTAGAACTTGGAAGAAAGCAGTTAGGTTTAAAATCTAAAAAAAATGAAAGAACCAATGATTAAATCAATAACGGTAGCGTTTGTTTATTTGCTGACCATACAGATTTTACCTATTGTATTAAGTTCTATAAGTAGTCTTATAGTAACGGTATATTTTTTAACTATGCTAAAAATTAATGCTGTTAACCCTCATTATAATGGCAGCTGGAGGTTGTACTTTAAATCATTTCTTAAGAAACTAAAAAAATGAAACACCTCGAAGAAGCTTTAAAAATGTATGGTGTAACAGAGGTGCCAGGTGCAAATGATAATCCTAAAGTTATTGCGCTATTTGATGAGTTAGGGTTTGATGGATCTAAACTAAAAGACGAAACCTCTTGGTGCGCTGCTTTTGCTAATGCGATTTTAAAACGTGCAGATATGCCTTATCAAAATACGCTTAATGCACGTAGTTTCTTAAAGATAGGTAAGCAAGTTTTTACGCCACAATTAGGTGATGTCGTTGTTTTATGGCGTGAATCTCGTAAAAGTTGGAAAGGCCATGTGGGCTTTTTCATTAGAGAAACCGAAAACTATATTTATATACTAGGCGGAAATCAAAACAATCGCGTTAAAATATCTGCTTACCCAAAATATAGATTGTTGCAGTATCGTAGAATCTCAAAGAAAAAATGAAAAAGTCTATATACATAGTTATTGCTTTTTTACTAATGTCGGTAACTTGGTCTTGTCGTTCTATAAAGTCAACATCAGAGAAAAATACAGCGACATCAAAAACTGATAAAAAAGAAGTGCGAAATGATTCTATTTCTAATACATTAACAAATGCTGAAATTAAAGATAGAATAGTTATTAATGTTCCTGAAACAGATAATAGCGAGTTAATGGAAATGTTTAATAGTCTTCTTCATCGTCTTAATACTTCTAAAACTTCTGGTGGAAATAGTTATCAAATGCGTTACGATGAAGGGACGAGACAGCTTATTGCAGATATAAAAGTAGCAGCTACAAAATTTCAGGATACTAAAGTTACTTCAGATAGGCTTATAGAAACAACGTTTGAAGAAAAAACCGATGCTTATTTTACAAAAAAGATAAAAGCCATTCCTTGGTGGTTCTACGCAATTGCAGTTTACTTACTCAGAAGTCATGTTATTAATTTTTTAAGCTTTTTTATTCCTGGTATAAAAAACATTAAAACACTTCGCGATTTATTAAAATCTCCTTAGGCTAGCTCTTGCATGAAAATCACCAGCTGATCATTAAACTCTTTGTAAGTCTGTATTCTTCCAGATTGAGACGTCTCCTTTCTTCCTTTTTTCATTCTAAAAATCATGTATTCTCCTCTGAAATCGGTTATGATTTTATAACCATCTAAGATTGCATTTCTGTAGTATGCAGTATTTCGCAACTGAGCATCAGTAAATGACAACATAACTAACAATACATTAAAGCGTTGAGTTTGTAGTTTTTGAAGTAATAGTCCTTTATATACTGCTTACCTGGTCGTCTTATTTTTAGCTTATTAACTGCTAGTTCATCGGAATGCTCAGTCGGTAAGCTAGACGAAGAAACAAAAAATATTAATAGACCTATTGCAAAGATTTTCATGGTATAAAATTACCAAAATGAACGTAGAATATATTCTATACTTATATAGATTTTTATCTATATTTGAGAAACCTTTAATCTATGTCAGAGCCCTCATATCAATTAGTAGCGTTTCCTATACCAGATTATTTAGCGCAATATTTTTCATATCAGCTGAAAAGACCTATTGAAACAGATGCTAATATTAAATATATAAATATTGATAGACATTCTACATTAGGTAAGGATATTCATTCAGCTTTGGTGCCTTCAGATTTACCATTAGATATATCAGAGAATAACTTCTTTTTAAAAATAAGCAACTACTGTGGTAATAATTACCAAACACCAAGAGGTGATCGGTCTTTTTTGTGCTTACCCCAAAAAAAACAAAAAACAATATTAGAGCATATTCAGAATGATTTTAATTGGTCCTTAATTCATTTTGTTAAAGGTGCAGAATTTGCCCATAAAGCTAATGGCTGGACACCAGAACAAAAAAGAAAAGGAATAAAAAGCAGAGCAATCATTGATTTTTGTAACAATCATAACGTGTCTTTTGACCAAAAAAACCTTGATAGTTTTATAAAAATGATTCAACGCGCTCAAAAAAAGCCTGAAACCCTTATAAAACGTAAGGTTTTTAAATTTGTCCAAGTTTTGTCCTTATAAATGATAAATGTTGAATACTATCAATATTAATGATTTTACTGCAAATATAACCTACCAACAATCCCTTAGAACCCTTGCTATATCTAATGTCCTTTTAAAAAGCGTTATAGCAATGTATCATTACACTGTTAAATACAATCTTTTTTGATGTAATGATATTTTCTAAAACTGCTTCTGAAATTAAACGAGGTATTTGGTTTATGCATCCGCACATCGCTTTAAGTTATGCTGATGTTGTAGATAACGTGCTTAGTAAAACTAAAAACGACTTTGACCCAAGACCAGAAGCTATTACTGTAAAACAAGCTATTGCTCCTAATGGTGCTTATATTAATAAGGATGAAGAAATACCAGAAGGAAGTATAGGTGTTGTTGCTATACATGGCCCAATGATAAAGTATGGTGATTGGTGTAGTTATGGTGCTGATGAGCTTGTGGCATTTGCAAAAGCTTTTGAAGCTGATGATAATATTATAGGTCAAATTTGGCTTATGGATAGTGGTGGTGGTTCTGTTGCTGCTGTTGCCCCTTATTTAGATTTTTTAGAAACAGCAAAAAAACCTGTAGTAGCCTTGTGCGACTTATGTGCTTCTGCTAATTACTATGTAGCATCTGCTACAGATTATATTATGGCAGAAAATAACATCTCAGCAATGTTTGGCAGTATAGGTGTTATGATTCAATTTGCAGATTATAAAAAGTTCTACAAAGACAAGGGTATTGCCTTACACGAAATCTACGCAGACCAATCTAAAGACAAAAACAAAGATTTTAGAGAAGCCTTAGAAAACAATTACGAGCCTATAAAGAATGAAATGCTAAATCCTTTAGCAGTGCAATTTCAAGAACACGTAAAAGCGGAACGTCCTAACTTAAAAAACCCTAAGAAAGTCTTGTCTGGTGGTATGTATTATGCAGAAAAAGCACTAGAAGAAGGCTTAATAGATGGTATTGGCAATATGACTAAGGCTATAGAAAAAGTAAAGTTTCTTGCTTCTGCAAGGTCTTTAATATCAAATAATTATTAATTAAAACTCCAAAAAAAATGAAAAATTGGAACAAAATCAAGTTAGCGGTTTTGGCTGCGCTAGGCCTTAGTGCTTCGCACAACAAACCCTTAGACTTGTCTGCAGAAGACAAGAAGAAAGTAAATAAGCTTGCTTCTGGCGGAAAAGAACCTGAAGGCGACATGACTAAATTTGCCGATGTTTTTGCCGAGAAATTCAACAAAGAATTAAAGGCTTTTACAGATAACGAAAAAGCCCAACAAATCTATGCTGATTTCTTAGCTGAAAACAAAATTGATCCAGCACCAAAAGCTGAGGCTGGTAATGATGACGATGCACCAGAACCAGAAGTACCTACAGCTGATGCAAAATCTGTATCTGAAGCAATGGCGCAATTAGTAGCTGAAAACAAAGAGTTAAAGCAAACTAATGCGCAGCAAGCTGCCAACATTAATAAGCTAAAGGACGAACCAGAGCCAGACGTCCCAGAAGCTACAATAGAGGTTGGCTCAGAAAAAAACAACACAGTGAAACACAGTAAAACCCACTTATTTGCTAGTAACGAAAGTTATGATAGCTTAGAGAGACCTTGGAATAAGCGTTTAGTGGACGCACAAGCACAAGGTGTATTACCAACCGCCAGTACAGACTGGAGTAATAAGGTAAACATTGACAAGATTAATGAAGATTTAGGTGCGTATTCTCGCAGAAATGCCAACGAGATTATGAGTCTTCTTATGGATGGTTATGACATACCAGCACACTGGAGTGTTGTCACCAACATACAAGACCAATATGTATTTGCTAGCTTAGTTACTGGTGAGATCACACAATCTTACAAGGAGACGTTTTTACCAAAAAACAACCAACGCTTTGTACCAGTAATTAATAAGATTTACGATAAGCAAATAGATGTATTCTTTACTGTTAAGCAAATGAAGCAATTAGAGAAGTCTTGGTTAAACCAGTTCTTTAATGAAGGTTCAACACCTTTTAAAATGAGCTTTGCAAGATACTTGCTTAATGACATTATGAAGAAAGCGCGAAAAGAAGATAAAATTGCCTTATTTAAAGCGGTGTATAGTGATCCTTCAATACAACCAGAAAAAGCAGGTAGTTTTATGAATTCTATGTCCGGCTTATTAAAGTTAATTGCTAAACATAGAGGTGTTTCATACCAAGCCTTTGATTTACCAGAATTAACAAGAGCTAATACTTACGATGTATTAACTGATATGTGCCAAAACAAATTACCATTAGATTTTAGATCTACACCAGGTTTAAAATTATCTCTAGGTAAAGAAGTACATCGCTGGTATGTTGATGGTAGAGAAGACTCTAAAGGTTTGGTGCAAGACTATAAAAAAGATGCACAGCATATAGAAGGTATGACTAATATTGAGTTTGATATAAGACCACAGCTTGAAGGTACAGGTTTAGTTTACTTAACTACCGATGATAACTTAGGCATTATGGTAGATAGACCAGGTGAAGAATCGTTCTTAGAGATGGAAAAAGATTTAGAGCGCAGAGGAATAATTGGTATAGGAGATTACAAACTAGGTGCGTTTATTAAAGCATTTGGCGCTAGTGTAGATCCTAATGCTACAGTAACTTATGAAGATCAAATCTTTTTCTCTAACAATGTAGAATTATTAACAGACGTATATGTGCCAGTTGCTACTAATGATGCGACACCTAGTGTTGCTGAGCACCATGCGCTTAAGCTAGGAGGTAACAACTTAGTAGCTACAGATATCACTGATTTTGACGATGCTGTAGATGGCCAATATGTGTACTTATATTGCGATGCTGATACCGCTGCACCAACGATTAAGAACAATGCTAATATAGCTTTAGCAACAGGTGCAGACTTTACTATGGCTAAAGGCGATAAGTTAACCCTTACCTACTCTAATGGTAAATTCTTAGAATACAGCCGCACAGTTGCAAGCCAAATCTCTTTAGAAGCTAAGCATACTTTAGCAGCCGATGCTACATCTGTTAACGCGGAAGAAGGTACGTGGTTTATCACTCAAGATAATACGGCAGCAACAGCCTTTACCAATATTACCAATGCAGTAGAAGGTACAGTGTATACTATAGAAGGTGGTGGTAATGCAGACGCAACAACCATTGCTAGTGGTGGTAATTTCTTATTAAGTGCAGCATTTACAGCAAGTTTAGGCGCGCTATTAAAAGTAAGATATAACGGAGACAAGTTTGTTGAAATCTCTAGATCTTAATATGGCTTTAGCCCTTGCGATGGTAAGGGCTAAGGTTTTTGTTTAATTTTTTAATACAAAAAACGATGTATGTAAAACCAAGTTTAATTTATAAAGGAAAAGGTTCTGCTGAGAACAAAAGCCAAGAAATTATAATTATAGATGTTGCAGATATAGCCACTCACCCAAACCGTGATGAAAAAAATATTACCATGCTAGGTAATTTTGTAATGAAAACTGGAAAGTATGTTACAAAAATGCAAGTATCTGCGAGTAAAACTAGTTTGCCAGTAACTAGTGAAGGAGAAGAAGACAATGTCTCTATAAGTGCTTTACCAGAGTTTTCATTTCCTGGAAGTACTTTAGATTTTGAAGAGTTTGTAGCCAATTGGACCAACAAGAGTATTATAGTAGCTGTGCATGTAGGAGCTTGTGGTGGTGGTTCACCATTTTACCGTGTTTACGGTAGTAAATGCGCACCATTAAGCCTATTATTAGAAGGGCAAAATAACAATGACGCTACAATGGGCTTAGTGAAGTTTCAGCAGTTTGCTAAAACAGATTTAATGCCAGGGCGTTACACAGGCACATTTACCCTAGCAACGGTTAACACCATTGCTGCAGATGCAACTACAGTTGATGTAAGTAGTGGTGATGGCGAGTATCAGTTAACAGATAATGCTGGTGCAACGGTAATTACAGATATTGCTAACGCTACTAATAACGGTAAGTATACTTTAATTGGTAGTGGAGGCGACAATCCTGCAACTATAGAAGCTAGTAACGCCAATTTCCATTTATTAGGAGGTGTAGATTGGCAAGGTCTTGCAGGTGCAACCATAACCTTTAACGCCTTAGATGCAGGAGGTGGCAACCACCTCTTTGTAGAAATAAGTAGAACGTAATTTGTTTTTATGATAGATTGGGTTAGTTAGTTGATTGAAAACCATCACAATATTGTGATGGTTTTTTAGTTAAAATAAATTTAAGTTAATGGTGTTTTCACCTACTTAACTAAAAAAATTATATATTTGTTGCACACTATTAAACTAATCATAACTCCTTTATATGACTACCAACACTGAAGTTTCTGGGTATTCTGACACTTTTTTAGAGTACTTAAAGACGTGTAAAGGCGAAGTAAAATCTAAAAGCACAGAAGGTTATTACCATGTAGATATTGTTGCTGACGCATACAATGCTGGTTTTGAAGATGGAAAAAAATCTTCTGACACAGATTTTTTAAAAGAGCTTATTAATAATGAATTAGAAGCTTTCTCTATAAAAGCACAGCAATCTTATATTCTATCTAAGAATCTTATTGATTTCATTAAAGAGAAGGGATATAAGGCTGATGGTTTGTACATTAGACTTACCTATAATCGTCCATGTAGTGTTATTGTTTCTGTTAAGGAAGATAATCTTAATCAAGATATCTTTGTTAAAGAAGTGTATACTAAACTCCATGAGTTTCAAAACGTTTTCAGAAAACTCTACAATGAAAGCTTTGATATAAGCTTAGTTGCTAGCGATAATTTATGTGTAGAGCTGTTAAAAGAGGATGGATTTGGTTATAACGAAAATTACAATTAATCTTTGGCAAAGAAAAAAGCACACGGAGAACGTAACCAAAAATTATCTAAAACTTTATACGAAGGTAAAGAGTATTATGATTGGGCAATAACAACAGCTTTCTACTCTGCTATTCATTATATAGAAGACAAAATATTTCCTTGTGTGGTAGGTGGTGTTAATTGCGCAAACATAAACGATGTTAATCGCGCTTACGACATGCCAGGCAGGCACGCAGCCAGAGAGCGCCTAGTTTGGGATAAGTTGTTTAATGTAGGTGTGCAGTACAAGTGGTTAGATGACCAATCTAGAAATGCACGTTATATTACTTTTAAAATAAATGATGCTACTTCTGCAAAATCTCAGCAATACCTAAACGAGATTTATAAAGCATGCTATGAGTAACATATACGTATTAATACGTATATGTTTTATATCTCATTATCTGTAACTTGCGGTAATTTTAATAACAATTCTTATGAAGAGACTAGTATTGATACTTGTTAGTTTATTCTTTTTATCATTTTCTCAAGAAGAAGAATTAACGCTTTATAAAGGTTTATACTACGGAATGCCTATTAAAAACGCAAAAAAGGAACACAAAAAAAACAAAAGCGAGTATATTAATATTGACTTAGGTGATGGTATTATTTGGGAACTGAGACGTAACGGATTAGTAGATTTAAAAGGCAAACTAACCATGCTAGTAATGCAACCAAAAGGATTTACTTTTGGAATGAGTAATGAAGAAGGTGAGATTTATTTAAAAAAGACTAGGTTATTTTTTGAAGATAATGGGTACTCATTAATTTCTGAGCCTGAATATTGGGATAGTCCAATATTATTTTCGCCTTATAACAAAATGGGTTTGTTGCTAGGGAATGAAGATAAAGGCTTGATGATTGAGCTAAGACCAGTCACTATAACAGGTGCATCTTATGCTGTAAATATGGGTGTTTATAATTTAGAAGATTACAAAAAAGCATTAGAAGCTGAGAAGACAGCGAAAAAGGATATAAAAAAGAAATCTGGGTTTTAACTCATAGAAATCTATTATTGTACAAACTAAGCCAACGCCTTATTTTTGGGTGTTGGCTTTTTTTTGTATGTTTGTAACGCATACACGGTTTAGGAGAAATCCGAATCAATTTTTTACGACAATAGAAGCTCATCTAAGATGATCCGAAGGAAACTAAGGTAAACCCAGTCCTAGACTGTGTATGCACATCTAAGGGTGGGCTTCGCCTTTAATTTATTTTCGGCTATGCATACAGAAAATCAATTACCAGAAGAAAGCCAACAGCTACTAATCTTAGAAGATACGCGTAGCGATGGCGAGTTTAAAGACCTAAAAAATGCACTTGTAGATATGTATGAGGGTAGCTTAAGTAATGAAACACTTAACTGTACTGCTATTAGCAGACATAATAATTTTTATTATTTTAAAGCTATGTTTAATCTATTTAGTAGATTGCATGCAGTAGAACGCCCAGAGGATAAGGATAATTTTTTGATATAATTAACCTAAGTGTCCTTTTAACCACTACTTGCTGTAATTACATTCGTAGTATTAGTTACAATAACTGTAAATACAATACTTATGGATGCTAAACAGCAAGTAGAGGATTATCTTAAAACAGACCGCAGCTTACTTGGTGGTCGTAATCTTTATAACCAACTACCAGGTAAAAGCCGTGCGTTTCAAAATACTTTAGCGCGTTATACTAATACTAAGCCTAACTTAGATAAGCTATACTACCAATTAGCTAAATTAGCTGGTATAAGTGAGTATCAGCTTAAAATTATTTTACAAAAACCTGTAAAAAAAGCCACAACTAAAAAGAACACTTCTAAAGATAAGTCTAAAACTATCAATACTTTAAAAGATAAACTTAAAGGGCTAAATTTTGATAATAATGATGACGTTGAAAAGGCCATTATAGAGCTAGAGCAATTCTCAAAATACCAAGAGCTTGTACCTAATTCTATTCCAGACTTTTCAGAAGACAATGAAATAGGTCTTGAAGAAAGAAAAGCATATCTAAAATATTTAGAATGTGATAATCTAGATGGCGATAATAATACTTTAGACACAAGGATCAAAGAGTATTACGATAAGCGCTTAGCCGAAGCAAAATCAGAAGCTATCTTTAATCTATACATGGCTCAAGAAGAATTAGTTAAAGAGCCTGAAGACACCGAAAAAAAAAAGTAGCTAAGCTACCATTAAAGGAAAAAGCTTCAATAAAACTACGCGATCAGTTTCCGTTTTTGCGGAGTCCTGGTTATCCTACAGTTTTAGATACTGTTGTTAATAGGCTTATTACAGATTGGGAAATCTTTAAAGCCAACCAAGCCAAGCTACATAATATTGCATTAGAGACTAATCCTAAAGCATTAGCAGACCTTGTTAAAGAAGCATACATAAGACGTAAACAAGCTTATAAAGAATTAGAGCACTACAAGAAAACTAAAAAGGTATTAGGTGAGCATCCTTTGTTTGAGCTATTGCATTTAAAAGATGATATCTCTGCTTTAGACACACCAAAATTGAGTAAAAAAGTAAATGCTTTGCGTGCCAATATAAGTCGTAATAAGCAAAAGCAAAATTTAGAATTAGTAACCAGAGACGAAGAACTGTTAAGGCATGCTATCTCTGTGCTAGAAAAACGATAAGCTATGTTTAATAAAGAGTTTTGGGAAGATGTGAAACGTACCATTGTGTTTTTAGCAATGGTGTACGCTTCTATTTGGCTGCTTAAAGAACTATTTACAGGATGACAATAATTGCGCTTAACGACTACTTAACCGAAAGCAGCTATACTGAAATTGAAAGTTTAGCGGAGCAGAATTATGGACCAAGGGATATTGCTAAAGCTTTAAAGGTACCAACAAAACCCTTTATGCATGTTTGGCGAAATCCTAAGAGTAGAATTCGAAAAGCTTATGACTATGGTAGGTTACAAATAGATATTAAAAAGCGTGAAAAGTTAATTAGCATGATTGAAGCTGAGAATACAACTGCGCTTCAAATTCATAATAGAGAAAGTAAAGAGCGTGAGTTTTTAGATGCTCGCTTAGATGTATTTGGTGTTTAATATGGGAATAGAATCATTAAAAGACGAGTTAGAAGGGCTGCATTTTGATATCTTAAATGATTATATAGAACGTGGTGTTGCTAAAGAAGATATGCCTTCTGAGTTAATTCTGTATATGGAGCAAGTGCAGTTTGTACATAGTAGGCTTAATAGGGCGCAATCACCTCAAAATGTTATTAACTCGCTTGTTGCTTTTTACAAGGATCTTAATCCAATTACTGCCAAAAGCCGATTAGATGATTGCCTAAAGTTTTTCTACGTTGATGAGACAGATAACAAACGCCTTTGGAATAACGTGTTGTTTGAAATCTCAATGAAAGCCATAGAATTAGCTGCAAAAACGGTAAAGTCACCAGAAACCAGCCTTAAAATCGTTGATGCCGTTAAGAAGGCACAAGAGATTAAATACTTTGGTATTGAAGATGATGTAGAAATAGATCCAAGACTTTTGGAAGAAAAGATTGAAATCTTCACTATGACTCCTAGCGATGTTGGTTTACCAGAAGCTAGTAAACGTATAATCGCTCAGCAAGTAGATCAAATGCCATTAACTGAAGAGCAGAAGTTAAAAATAAAAATGGATGCTGGTGTAGAGCCACGCCAAATATTGAATTGGAATAATGAGCAAACCGAAAATAGCGAAGGATAAGCCAGACGTTGCGCTAAGATATATGCATTGGTTGGCGCAGCTCATTAACATGATTAAGCCTGCTAATCTGTTTTTAATTCTTGGTAGAGCTGGGGCAAAAACAGTTCAGATTCTTAGCCGTAGGTTTATGGATATTTCTAAAGAAATGCCAGGTGCGTTTATATCTGTATCAGCAGATACTTATATGAATGCTATTAAGAATATTCTCCCTAATATTATTAAAGGCTGGGAGTTAAACGGTTGGATTGAAGGTATTCACTTTGTTGTAGATAAGAGACCTCCAAAGCATTTTAAAAAACCACATAAGTCTGTATTAAGTTGGAAGCATACATTAACTACGCATCATGGCACGCATTTTAAAATTATAAGTCAAGATAGAGCTTCTGCTGGTGCTGGTGATAGTTACCAACATAACGCAGGTGATGAAGCTAAGTACTTAAGTGAAAAAAAATTAAACAAGATTAGTCAAGCATCTCGTGGTGAATATGTGCGTTACTCTCATAGTCCGTATTACTTAGGCTCTACATTTACTACAGATATGCCCAACACAAATTTAGGTGAGCACGACTGGATTCTATCTATGGAAGAAAACATGGATAACGAGCAAATAAAGCTGATACTACAAGTAGCTTTTATTTTGAATGAAGAAAAAATAAAGCTCGTAAAAAAACAACGAGAATTAAAAGATGATCTTACCAATGAATCACTAAGAAATGACATAAAGAACCTTGAACGTAATATTAAGCGATGGGAACAGCGTTACAATAAGGTTAGAATGAATTCCACATTTTACTATGTTGGTAGCTCTTATGTTAATGCAGATATTTTAACTGAAAGTTATTTTCATACTCAATTTGAAAAAGGCAATTTTAAAGAGTTAATGACTGCCTTATTATCTATACCTCCAAAATTAGAAAAAGGCTTAATGTTTTATCCAAACCTTTGTGAGCGTCATTTTTATAATGATGGATTTACTTATAAGCGTGTAGATAAGACTGCTTATAAACATTTGCAATTAGAAGAAGAAACAAGTATCGATTTAAAATACATTAACGATGCTATTCCTTTAGAAGCTGGTTTTGATTCAGGTAATATGTGTAGTTTGATCGTAGGTCAAGAAATTAATAATATTAGAAGAGCATTGAAAGAATTCTATACCTTACCGCCAGAGTTTATAAAGCATTTAGGTGCTCAGTTTGTAGAGTATTTTCAATATCAAAAAACCAAACATCTTTTATTATGGCATGATAGAGCTACTAATAAATACAAAAGTGTTGGTGAAGATCATGCTAACAAACTAAAAGAAGCTATAGAAAAAGATGAGAACGGAAACTATACAGGATGGACAGTGCAGTTAATGAATAGAGATCAAGCTAATATTTATCATCAAGACGAATATGAGTTAATGCTTGAGATGATGGAAGGTAATAATAAAGATTTACCACAACTTTTAATAGACAAAAACAATTGTCCTAATTTAAAGAGTTCTTTAGAACGTGCTCAAAAAATTGAACGCATTAACAAAGACGGGCAAAAAACAATTCATAAAGATAAATCAACAGAAAAATTACCACAACATAGACTTCCTTCAGAATCCACAAACTTCTCAGATGCATATAAGTATTTTGTTTGCACACCTGAAAATTTATCTAAAATATCAACAGATTCTATTCTTTTTTCTGGTAATCCAACCATTAAATAATATTTTTTTTGATTTAACAAGGGTATTTATCTCAAGATTGACACATTACAAATCTATAATACATTGATTATCAAGTCACAAACCATAATCTAATCTAAACTAAATCATTTTAAATCTCAAAAAATACCGCCACGCTAGGTCGAGCAGATGAAATTACACTTAACCTTATTCTTTAGAGATATGATTGCACGTCTTTAATGTCCTTTTAATCAGTTCATACTACTAGTATCATTGTAGTATGGATAATATCTATTCAAACTACCAAGAAGTTGTACATGAGATGCAACGATTAACAGAATTAAATACACCTTTTAGCTTTTCTTTTGTTAAGTCTAATGGTTCAATGAGAGTAGTTAATAAAGCTTTACTTAGAAAGCAGACACCTTCTTCAAAAGATTCTAAAGGTCAACACAAATTGAATTATATAGACGTAACAGAAGACACTCACGGTAATTGTTACATACCTTTATTATGTTCATTAAATAACAAAAACATAGTAATTCAATGAACACACACAGGTTAAATAGAAATAGCTACTTATCACTATCAGGTAATAACTTAAACTATTATGAGATAGTTGGAGGTAGGTCTACAAATTCTAATGAAGAATTTGAAAAGTTTAATGATTGGGTAGACAACACAATATCTGTTGGAGACTATGAAGCTATACCATTTGGTAAGTCTAATGATATACCAGATGATATCCAAGAAAAGGTTTTACCTAATTCTTTTGCACACAGAGGATTAAACCGAAAAGCAGAATTACTTGTTGAGCAAGGACCATACCTGTACCTTCAAAAATCTGATGGCACAAAATACTTCAGAAGCCCTGTTGAACATGAGAAGTTAACAGAATGGCTAGAGTCTTTTTCTTATGAAGAGCTTGCGCATAACAATGCTATTGACTTCTTTTTTAATAAATGTGTTTATAATAAGATATTTCGTTCAAAAAGAACCAGGTTAGGTGAAAAATCTCATCCAGAATCTATAGAGCATCTTAACGCAAAAAAATGTCGATTAGCATTTAAAAGAGGGGCAAGAACAAAAAAACCAACACATGTTATTGTTGGTGATTGGGACGCAAATGATACTCGAAAAATGGATATTTACCCAATTTTCGACTCTAAAAACCCAACAAAACATCCAGTATCTATACACTATAAATTCTTATACACTTACGGTATGGATTATTATCCATTACCAGACATCTACGGTAGTTTAGATTGGATTACAAACACTACCAATACGCCAAAAATATTCAAATCTTTTGCAGAAAAGTCTATGTATATTAAGTGGCATATTCAATCGCCTATTAAGTTTTGGGATGATAAAAGAAAGATCATTAAAGACAACATTAAAGCTAATCCAAGTTTAGGTCCTTACAAAGAGCAAATGCTCGAAGACCTTAAAACAGAGATCTTAGATAAGTTATCAGATTTATTATCTGGTGTAGAAAATGTCGGTAAGTTTTGGCACAATGAGTATGTTGTAAATTTGGTTGGTTCATCAGCTTCTGAACAAGGTTGGAAAATCATTCCTATTGAGCAAAAAACAAAAGAATGGGTAGAAAGTCAAGTTAAAATTTACGACACGGCTATTTTTGCTGTCCAAGCAAGTTTAGGTGTTCATGCATCATTACTAATGGTTGGTGCAGATGGTAAGTCTGATTCAGGATCTGAACAACTATACGCTTATGTAACTCACCAAAAAACAGCCACTCCAATACCTGAGTATTACGTCTTAGCGTCAATCAACGATATTATAAAGCTCAAGTTCAATACTAAAGAAAAAGTAGGCTTTTACAGAACCACACCAGAACGCCAACAAGATGTTAGTGATAGTCAACGTATGGCACCATCTTCTAATCCTAAAACACCCACTGAGTAATGAAGCTGTTATTTAACCATACCAATCAAGGACAAGTAGAAATTAAGAACACTTTAGGATTCTTAGACGCAGACTTCACTTATGCTAATATAGAGCCAGATATTAAGCTAAACACTCCACACTTAATAGATCTTATAAGTGAAGCAGTGTATAATAGAATAGCAACGCACTATCAAGATGAATCTGAAGACGAAACTACAGATGAAGCGTTAATATATGCAAGATTGTACATTGCTTCAACAGCATATTTAGATTATGCCCCAAATAACGACTTATCGCATAGTAATTCAGGCAGATCATTTAGAAATGAAGACAAAGAAAAGATACCTTGGCAATGGCAAATAGATGGAGATAATGCTGCAATTGCGGAGCGCGCATATAAAGCCTTAGATAGATTGTTTGCGTTATTAGATAAAGCTGCTTGGTCAGAGTGGACTAATAGCGATGCTTACAAATCTGCTAATCGATTATTTATTAAAGACACGATTGCATTCGACAAGACCTTTAATATTAATAGATCTGCACAGTTGTATTACAGATTAGTGCCTTTTATGTTAGACTTAGAAATTGAACACATCAACCCTATTTTAACAGATTCAACAATAACAACATTAAAGGCAGTTGATAACCCTTCAGATAATGAAAAAAAACTTATAACACTCACTAAGAAGGCTATAGCATATTTGTCTTTATCAAAGGCATTAGAGTCTTTTCCAGTGCAAATGTTTCCGCAAACATTACGCTATTCTTATACCGAAAAAAACAAACTCGAAGAAAAAGACAAGGTGATAATGTTTATGGATCAAGAAGCTAAAAAATATCTGATTAAATTAGAAAATGAGTATGGCAGACAAACAGAAACTTTCACAGAATTAAAAACAACTAACGGCCTCCAAGAAGGCAAAAATTACGTAAATCTATAATGAAAAAATTCTTTAAAAATTTATGGTTTAATATATATTGGTTCTTTAAAAAGCTTACAAAAAAAGGCAGAGAAGACTACATTTTATATCAAGGTTTTGCTGGTATTCAAGAGAGTAAAAAAAAGGGACTAGTAACAAAACTCAATGTAATAGACTCAGCAAAAAAACTATTAAAGCCAAAAAAAATATTAGCCTTTAAGAAAGGAAGGTCAATCACAAAATCAAAAAAGAGCAATCATCAGCTAATAGACCAGGTAACACATAAGCAAAAAGATGAGCTTAACGATAGAGGTTTAAAAATAACATCGTCTGGTAAATTTAAGCATGCATAAGATAGAGGTGCCTCAGGCAGACATAACGTTTAATTTTCCTGAATCTGCCTTAGAGTTTACAAGAGAGCAAACTATTGTATTCTCTAGATTACTCCTATTCTACCAATCTAGCCAAATCACTTTTAAGCAATTGTTAGTACACACTACGTATCAGTTCTTATATCTTAAGCGTAGAGCCGACTTTACCAAACCCAAGCACAACCAAGTCGCCGAAAACATCTACCAAATCAGCCAACTTGTTAGGGATTATTTTACTGAGACAAGAAAAAACGGAAAAACCAAACAAGAGGTTAATTTAGACTTCTATGCCCAAAAAATACCAGATATTACTATAGACGGTACTGTGTTTTATGGGCCAACAGATGCATTGTTTAATACCGTATATGGTGAGTATCTTCAATTAATGAATCACTTTGCAGATTTTGCGAACACAACATCTACAGAGGCTTTAGATGCAATGATTGCCACCATCTACAGGCCTAAAAAAAACAATTATGAAGCATTAAAAAATACTGCTGATTTTGATGGTGATATACGCAAAAAGTTCAATCCAAATCTTACAGCGCATTATGCATCTTTTATCTCTAAGTTAGATTTTGAAACCAAATACGCCATTTACTTATATGTCGCCTCAAGCCAAAATTTCATACAACATTGCGACAGTCTAGATATAGGTGGTGGCATCACCATAGATTTAACCTTACTATTTAATTCAGACAACAAAGAAGCTAATGGTTTAGGTATGTTGGGTACGTTGTTTTCATTAGCAGAAACCAAAGCTTTTGGCAATATTAAAGAGGTTGCCAACCAAAACACATACGACGTTTTAGCCTACTTAGTAAAGCAAACTCAAGACTATAAAAACCTAAAGAAAAATGCTAGCACTAACTGATCTAATAGCCTTTGCAGAAGCGCATGTAGCTTCAAGACCTAATCTTGAAACTAATATAACTGTTGCCGAAGACGACGAAGTATCTAAGCTTGTTAAAGACTTGGCCAATGCAAATCAACAATGTACATTAATAGCAGTTGTGCCTTCGCACGATTCTGTATTACCAGATGAAGACACACGTCAAAGTAATAACAATCTTTTGTTTTTTGTAGTAAAAAAATACGACAGTAAAGGCGGGAATCAACAAAAGTTAAATAACTTCACTATTTGCCAAGAAGAAATTAAGGTTCTTCTTAACAAAATATTAGATCTCAAAGGCACAACCAATTTTAATTGTGCGTTTAATAATCTTAATCTTAGTGCTGCCCCAATAACACCTGTAACTAACTATTTTAATCAAAATGGGTATTTGTTGCAGTTAATTACTAGAACAGATTTTTAATATTATTAAATGACCACTATCTTTTAAACCTATTTATAAGTTATTCATATTTAAATATTTGCCTATTAAATAATAAAACATATATTTGACTCCCCCTAAGACATTATAAAAATAATGTTATGATTGATTTTTGGATAGGAGCTTTAGCTAGCTTCGTAAGTTCTTTTGCGCTTATCTTTGGCTTGTTTATATTTGCAAAGCCAAAATTTGTAATATCAGATAAAATAGCATATTTACATAGCGAAGATTACGGCAAAGACTTGCAAGGATCGTATTTAATAAAAGTACAGAATAAGTCCCTTTTTGTTACTTACGATTTACAAGCAAACATTGAATATTTAAAGATATATTACGTTTCTGACGGAACTAATGATCGGTCTTTTGATATAGAATTAGTTGATTCAACAACAAATTATTTATCAGGAAAACATATATTCAAAAACACCGGGAAAAGTTGTTTTTTATTTAGAACAACCGAAGATTTGCAGACTATTTTATCTCAAAGCGGAACAAAACTTCGTTTTACTCTAATGGCACGAAATGGCTTTAGTGGATTAACCAAAATGTTTATTAAAGAATACAACACAAGAGATAAAATAAAAAACGGACATTTTGGCTTTGGCAAGAATTTTGAAATACAATAATAGTTATAATTAATAGTTATTATATACAGTATTTACTAAAAATCACTATATTAGACAATAATCAAGTAATGATTTAAAAGAATGTACACCAATTAAACCTTAGAAATTATGAAAAATTACACCTATTTTACTCAGAAAAAGACTATACGTACCATGGATACCATGGGTGGATAGCAACAGCTTTTAATCAAATCAACTTTTATACAAAATAAGCTCTTAATTAAGAGCTTATTTTTTTTGCAGCACTATAAAAAATATTGAATATATTCTATCTTATGTAGATTTTTATCTATATTTGTGTCATAGAGTCGCACCTATAACACAATATTATTTTTCTAACTGAGAATCGAAACCCTCTTTTTAGTATGTGCGACTACTATTAAGAGGGTTTTACTTTGTATATATTTATGGAAGAAATTTTAATCTATCAAATTGAATTAAAAGCTTTGTTTAATCCTTATGTTATTTTGGGTATTGTTTCGCAAGGCTATAGAAAAACAGGTAATAAATTTTCTATAAATTTCAATGGTTCTAAAGGGTATTTTCATAACATTACTTTTGAATGTGAAGGGTTTCAAAATGAAAAAAACAGACTTTCTTGCGATGAAGTATTTACAAAAAAATATGGTATTAGAAAAAAGCTACTTAATGTATTTTGGTCTGAAGAAAATGGCATAAGAGTATCTACAGGTAAAGATAAACCTCGTGTTACTTCATAAACTCATCAGCACATTTCCCAATAAAAAACAAGCCTATAAGCCAAAACACCACAAATAATATAAAATCTAACATATTAGCAAGTTAATAAAAAATAGTATATTTGTTTTGTCAAGCTTACTAAACAGGACAAGATCAATTCAGATTTTACTGTTTTTTTTACATATAACGTTTAAGGCGTAGTATCTCTCAATACCTTTTGTTCTGCATTTGGTAGGCTTGACACCATCGAGGGAGCTACGCTCTTTTTTATTAATTTTTTAAAACTATTTTCTTATGTCAAGCCTAGAAAATTCACAAACAAATACGCTTATTTTAGAAAGCGTAGCGTCTATTAACAGCCATATAGGTTATGGTGAGCTAAAACTATTTTTACTGCAATGTTACCAAAACGCACAGCTTAGCGAGCAATTTGGTACAACAGCAGAAGAACGCCACAGTAACTTCTATATCTTCAGGTGTTTTTACAATCATCTTTTAAAATTAGAGATGTACCACGAGCCAACACTTACAGGTGTTAATCTTATTTAGCTAAACTCAAAAAGGACACTACTGCATACTACAGTAGTGTCCTTTTAACAAACCACTTCCCTACTTAAAATTGTAGTATGGAAGTTGCAACTAATAACGCTTTAAGTGGAAATAACTTAATAAAAGACACCTACATACAGCACGTTCTACAACAAAGTGCTAAAGACATTATAGTAGCACAAGATAGAGTCTTGTCTGCTGCCAACCCTAAAAACAAAAACAACATTATAGCTTCTCGTCGCTATAGTGTCTCTGGAACAACTCTAGATTTTGCACATGCCATGTCGCAACGGTTTATAGACATGAGGCGCATATCTGGCGCAAAAAAGAAGGCTATTCCTGTGCACAACAAAGTTATTTACAAAGAGTTTAGCAACATTATAGCGCAACTTAAGTTTGGCTTAACAGACGATGTTAAAAATCTCATTGCTAACCAATATAATATCAATATGTAATGGCAAAGAAGATTTCAGACGAAACATTAAAGTTTACCATTGTAGTTAATGGTAATAAAGCGCAAAAAGAGTATGACAATCTCAAAAAATCGCAAGACAAGCTCATAAACAACACCAAAGATTTAGAGCAACAAGCAGCTGCACTAAAAAAGGCCAATAAAGAAAATACAGATGAGTACAAAAAGCTAACCAAGCAAATAGAAGCTAACCAAAAAGAAATTGCTGAGACAGGAGAAAAAATGTCTAAGCTTACTAAAGAAATTGGGCTTAACAACTTATCTATGAGTCAACTTAGTAGAGAAGCAAAAAACTTAAAGAAAATATTAGATAAGTTAGATCCAGAAACTGAAGAATGGAAACAATACAACCAACAACTAGCAGCAGTCACCAACAGACAATTTGAGCTTCGTAAAGAAATGCGCGAAACCGCAATAGAAATGGGCAAACAAGAAGCAGCACTCACAACTTTAACATCTGGTTTTTCTAACCTTTGGTCTGGTCTTAAATCTGGTAACTTTAAAGATGTAAAAGACGGTTTTAATGATATTAAAACAGGAATTAAAGGAGCAAAAAAAGCAGCGTTAGCATTTATAAAAACACCTTTAGGTGCAACATTAGCTGCTTTAGCTGGTGTAGCAGCAGTAACCCGTCTTTGGTTTAATTATAATAAAGAGATAGCAAAATCGGTAAAACTCACCCAACAACTAACAGGTTTTAATGGTAAAGAGTTGCAAGATTATCGCGCAGCAGTTCAAGCCACAGCAAACACTTTTGATAAAGATTTTAATGAAGTGTTAAGAGCTGCAAACTCACTTTCTAATCAGATGAAAATTTCACAACAAGAAGCCTTAGACTTAATTAATCAAGGTTTCTCAAGAGGTGCAGATGTTGCTGGTGATTTTTTAGACAAAGTAGAGGAATATCCTGTTCAATTTGCAAATGCTGGTTATTCAGCACAAGATTTTATAGATGTTGCTGTCCAAGAACCAAAAGGAGGTATTTATGGGGATAAGTTATTAGATGCTATAAAAGAAACAGACTTATCCCTTAAAGAGATGACTAAAACTCAGAAAGAGGCTTTAGAAAATGCTTTCGGAAAAAAGTTTGCTGATGAAATAGCCAAAGGTTTACGTTCTGGTGAAATTACAACTAAAAATGCAATATCAAGAATAATTAAAGAGTCTGATAAGATTGGATTAAACATTCAACAGCAACAGCAATTGGTAGCAGATGTATTTAAAGGTGCTGGTGAAGATGCTGGTGGGTTTCAAGAAATTATATTACAAATAAATGAAGCCTTTAAAGAGGAAAACAAAGTTTTAAATGAAAATGAAAAAGCTACACAACGTTTAGTAGAATCTAATAAAGAATATGAACAAGCTTTAGCAGATTTGTTTGATTCGTCTAAGAGCGGTTTTCCAGCAATGCTTACTAACTTAAAATCTATAAGCAATGAAATCTTTTCTAACATATTAAGAGGTTTTAGCTTAATGTTTACGTCAGTTGAGCAACTAAAACAACAAGGAGCTTCAGAGGGTCAGAAAAAAGCTTTAGAAGATGTTAAAGATTATGCTGTAGCTGTAGCAAAAACTGTTGATGGCATTAGACAAGTTACCCAAGCGGATGTTGTTGATTCTGCTAACTTTTTGATTGAGGGCACAGAAAAAAACATTAAAAGACTTCAAAAAGAAGTTGATAATGCTGGTTTTTTTGATGCAGAAAAAACTCTAGAAAAAAAATTAGCTGAGCAACAAGCATACTTAAAAGAATTAAGATTAATAGCTCAAGGGGAAAGCACAGCTTTTGATGAGTTTAAAGAAAAATTAAAAAATCAAAAACGAAATAAGCATGGTGATAAAGACAAAAATGACTTTACCCAAGAAGAAAGAGAAAAAGCTCTTGCAGAAGAAAAAAAATATCAAGAATTAAAACTTCAATTAGTTCGAGATTATTATGACCGTCAAGCTAAAGACGAGTTTGAAAGTAGAGCGAATAAAATAAAACAAGATTCAAATGTTAGAGAAAAAGAAATTAATGCTTTAAAAATTTCAGACGAAAAAAAACAAGAGTTGTTAAAACTGTCTTTTCAACAAGAAACTGACGAAATAAATGCTTTAAATGCTGAGCGAGAGGAAGCACAGTTATTGCGTATCCAAGAATTTGAAGCACGCAAACGTAACTTAGAAAATGAAATAGCCTTACAAAACGCAGCTTCAGATGAAGAGCGTGAAATACTTAAAGCGCAACAAGATGCTGAAAAAGCACTTTTAGAACTTGAAAACATTAAACTCACTAAAGAAGAAGAAACAGCTTTAAAAATCTTATTAGAAGATCAAGAGAGATTAGCTATTGAGGCTATTAAGAAAAAGCATAGAGACAAAGAAGCTAAAGAACGCGCAGAAGCAAACAAAAAAGAAATTGCAGATCGTAAAAAGCTACATCGAGAAATTATTGATAGCTCTATAGACTTAGTAGGGAGGGAAAGTAGACTTGGTCAAGCCTTGTTAGCCATAAAAGCCACAATGGCTGCTAAAGAATCACTAATTCAATTAGGAGTGCTCAAAACAAAAGCAGCAACAGCAGTTGCAGAAGGAACAATGGCGACAACTGTTGGCGCAGCTAATACTGCTAAGGTTGGCTTTCCAAAAAATGTTCCATTATTAATTGCTTTTGCAGCACAAGCAGCTGGAATTATTGGCGCTATTAAAGGTGCTGTTGGTGCAGCTAAATCATCAAGCTCATCAGTTCCTGGCTTTGAAGAAGGTTTATACCCAGTAACACGAGCTCAAGATGGCAAAGTATTTAACGCATCTTTTGGCGGTAAACCAACAACACAAATAGTTGGTGCTCCAAAAACATTTCTAGCTGGCGAAATGCCAGAAATGATAATAGATCCTGTAACTTTTAAAAAAATGGATCCAAACGTTACAGATTATATTTTACAACTCGCTGGTAAACGTCCTATGCCAGCGTATGAGTCTGGTAAATACCCAATAGAATCTACGAAAAGTCAAGAGTTAACAGACAATAGCCAGCTACAAACAGTTAATACACTCTCAGAGGACACTGTTTTAGAGCTTATAGATGCTATGAGAAACTTAAAAGCCACAGTTATTTATACGCTAACAGATGAGCTTAAGCGTAGAGAAATTGCAGAAAAACTAGACAACACTATTAAAGCTTCAGAAAATTAAGATATGTCATTTACGCCAACTTCGCCATATACGTTTAACTTCCTCCAGGGATTAGACTCTCAACTTCAAAATGTAATTTATAACGCACCACCTTTAACACCAGAAGTTGTAACTAACCTTCAAATCATAGATCAACCTTCATGGTTAACAGTATTAAATGTTGCTTATTTTCCAGAAGACAAAACAATAAGATTCATCATTAAAGTAAATGAGGCTTATGCTAATGGTATGTTAGAAGGTTATCATCAAGCGTCAATTAGGATTAGATATAATATTTTTTCAAATGCATTAACAATAACTAGTGACCCATTTGAAATTGTTTTAAATATTATTCAGACAACGCTTTTATCGCTTAACCCTAGTGTGCTTCCTTTTAATTATAATATTGGCGAAGCACTTCCAGACACCCAAACCTTAAATATTACTTCTGGAGGTAGTTGGAATATTACAGCGTTTCAGTCTTGGGTAACCCTATCTCAGACTTCAGGTGTTGGCTCATCTCCTGTAGCTGTCGGTGTTAATGTTGCTGGTTTAACACCTGGTATTTATGAGTCTCTTTTAGTGGTAAATGACTCGCTTGGCACACCTCGGGAAGCTGTTGTCACTTTAATAGTTTCTACAGGAGACACAGAGGACACTTATCTTTATGTTTCTCCCAACAACTTGCAGTTTATATCAGAGTTAGAAGTTGAAAACACCACACAAAAAAACATTACTATTGAGGCTTCAGATGCTTGGGTAGTAACTAGCTCTCAACCTTGGGTAGAGCTTTCAGTGTCTTCAGGAGGTTCAGGTATAACTACAATAATAGTTTCAGTAGATAGTGATGAGCTTACAGATATCAACGTGCCATATTTAGCAGAATTAAGCTTTACGTCTCAAGGCATTCAAAAAACAGTATTTATAGAACTTATTATTGTACCATTTTTACTGCAAGGCATTACAAGTGAAGCTTTATATTTTGCAGATGATTGCAATAAATTAGAGGTTTCTAATGTTTTTCCAAATATGCAACTCTACTGCGAAGCTATTGCTAGTAATGGGCAAGAAAATATAGTTTACAAATTAAATGCGCCTTATCAATCTGGTGTTGCAAAGCAATTAATAGGTTTAGAAACTAACGTCTTACTACAATCTATTAATCCATTAAGCAACTTAACATCTCGAGTTCAGCACAGAATAAATCCTATTGTTATAAATCTCAACGTTTTTAATAAAGCAAAATTTACAGGTGCTACAACACCTTTAGCTAATTATAGTAATCTTAGGTTTCTAAGAGGAAAAACACCAACAACCCTTAATAAATTATGCTATATACCTTCTATTGTTAACGTAACTAAAGATGCTGTGTTGTCATTATCTGCTTTAAATACTTCTGAGGCACCAACACAAATTAACATTTCTGGAGATGCTACAGCAACCATTAGTACTAGTATCGCTAACAACCTATTAACATATAATGCTATTGTTAATTTGTCTACTTTAGACTTGTCCTCTGGTGACCAAATCACAATTAATTGGGCTAATATTGAAGTCCTTGTAAACATAAAACCTAATCCAATTGATCATCATATAATAGCATTTGAGAATGAATGGTTAGAGTTAGAGTTTTTTGAGTGTACAGGTTTTTTAACCATTGCACCAAACGCCAAGCAAACCAAAACACAATTACAAATAGAAGGCACAAAGCAAACTAAAATTGTAAGCATAGATAATGGTGAAACGTACACATTAAATACAGGTTACATTTATACACAGGCAGAGTTTAATTGGTTGTCGAGAATCTTAGAATCAAAACGCGTATATATATACTTAAATGGTGAAGCTGTAGAGATAGTCTTAGACTCAAAATCCCTAGTGACGTATAAAACCAGAGAGCACTTTAGGGCTTATAATCTAAAATTCACAAAAGCCATTATCAATGATTAAATTTATAACATCAGCTTGGGAATGGGATCTTACTAACTTTGGTTTAACTTTTACTGAAGAAAACGATTATTTTAAAGAAAAAACAACGAAAAGCTTTAGTTTCCCTATTACAGTTAAGCTTAATGAAGATGTTGCTGCTAAGCTTGGGTTGGTTAGTATTGAAGGTATTTATAATTATAAAAATAAAGTGTATGGCACACTTTGTCAAGATGCTAATTTTTATGAGTCTTATATTGCGATTAATGATGTGCAAGATAATGAGGCTGAAATCACTTTTTTCTATGGAAAAGAAACGCTTTCGGTATTCGATAAAAACCTAAAAGATTTACCATTTAGAGTGTCGGTCGCTCCAAATAATGATTTAAGAGCTTACGCAAAAACCTTATTAACTTCTTCTTGGCCAATTTCTACGCATCAGTTTGTAAAGCTTTATCGTGAAGAATTAAGCTCTAAGGGTAACTACAAGCATTTTGAACACTTTATTAATAATTACAAGTACAACGATAACTTAAATCAGTGGTACTTCGAGCAAAACACAAATGAAACTATTGACGATGAGCTTACCGCTGTAAATAGGAATATAATGGCACCAATGCCATATATGTTAGAGGTGTTAAAAATTGGTTTTAAAACCGAAGGTTTAGAGCTGCGAGGAGATTTAGTGAATAGCGCATTTGCTAAACGTTTATTGCTTGTGCCAAAAAACTATATGGAACAATTTTCAACTTCTCAATATCTTAACTACAGCTTTGAGAATTATACCACTCAAACTACTATTGGTACTCAAACTATCAATGTATATAGGCAAATACACACACCAGCAACAGAAGGGGCTTTTGAGTTGAAAATGCGTATAAACATGAATGCTAGTGTTGCACAATATTTTAAGCTTACAGTAATACAAGCAGGTGAAACACTTTATGAGGCCTTTAGTGAAAACACTCACGTTGTCATTAATGAAACTTTAAACATCACAATAGTTAATACAACTATTTTTAATGATATTGAAGTAGAAATGCGACTTGTACAACAAACAGGTATTAGTGATTATAATAATTTTACCTACGAGTATAAAGAAGGGCAATTAAATATATTTCCAAGTGCATACACAATTGCAGACTACATGCCAGACATGAAGTTTCGTGAATACTTCAATAGAATAAAAGGTTGGTTTAATCTAGATGTAGACTACTCAGATAATGCAGTATATCTCAATTTTTTAGAAAACACCATTGAAGATAAGATTTTTAAAGATCGATCACATCTTCAAGACATAGGTAAAAAACGTACTTTAAACAACAACAACTTGTTTAAACTACAATACCCAAACGAGAACTATGCTCTTGTTAATAAGACAGGACTCACCTTTAATGAAATTGATTTTACTGAAGATGAAACCACAACCATAGATTTTGAAATACTACCACTAAAAGTAAAAGATAACTTTGGCAGTATAACAGCTGTTTATCCAGAAGACGAGGAAGATTTAATGGTGATATTATTTAATAGCCTTATAAATGAAACCGAAAACATTGCCTTAAACACCTACGGTAATCAAACGTTATCTGCGCAAGACTTTTATGTCAATTACTGGCAAAAATGGCTTCAATTTAGAGCCAATGCAGAAACAGTTAAGGATAAGTTCATAATGCATTACACAGAAGCGATAGATATAAAGCAAGGTGAGTATAAATACAACACTAAGCGACTAATTGTAAGTATTCGTAAACAACGTATTTCTTCAGAATGGTATGAGGTAGAAATGACTGCAGAGACATTTTAATAGCAGAAATCTATTATTGACATCTCTATAGTTTAAATGTAAATTTGAATTCTTATATTTGTCCTGTCCACATGATTCAGGATAAATCTGAATTACATATTTATCGATAGAAGCTCTGTTATGGTGCACCCAAAGGAAACTAGGGTAATCCGATTCCTAGAATCGTGTGGACACGCCTAAAACAGAGCTTCGCTTTTAATATTTTCATTATGTCCACAGAAAATTTAACACCACAACAACAAACTGTTATTATACAGTTTATAACAGAAACTCAAGAGCAAGTAGATTTTGGTGAGCTTAAATCTGCCGTTTTAGAAATGTTTGAAGCTGCGCAAATAAGTGATATTTATTCGATGACTAGCGGTCAAAGACATTTAAACTTTCAAAATTTTAAAACGATTTACAATCTAATGCTAAAAATGGAGATGATGTTTCAACCAGATATGACTGGCGTAAATCTTTTATAAGATTAAATCATCCATCAAGTTAATTTCTTTATTCATTAAATCATCAACAACATGGGCATAGATTTCGGTAGTTTCTATTTTGCTATGCCCTAATATTTTTTGCAGATTTCTAATGTTACCACCAGCAATGAGATAATTTGTAGCAAATGTGTGTCTGGCACTATGAAAATAGAGTCGCTTTTTTATATTACAAGCTTTAGCAATTTCTTTTAATTCTCTATTTATATACTCTCTGGTATAATCACCTCTAAACACTTGTGGTAAATCTACAATGCTTTTAGCAGTGGCGTTTAATGCTACACGTTGAAACTTACTATTCTTTTTTGCCTGCCATACTAAATGATTTTCAATAAAATTATCTGTTGTTATACTTTCAATATCACTAATTCTAAGGCCAGTGAAACAACTAAATAAATAACGTTGCAAAATGTTTTTCCAACTTGTATTTATAAATGGCGAGTTGTAAAATTCATAAAGGGATTTTAGCTCTTTTGGTAATAAAAATGTAAAATCCCCTTTCATAGATCCTATTTTAATATCCTGGTAATCGAGCTCTGTCCGGATGCCTTTCTCATTTGCTAAATGCAGGTATTTTTTAAAGTTTTTTAAGGTTCCTTCTATAGTAGGTCCTTTATTACCTATTTTTTTTAAATGCGCTCTCAGTTCTTTTAATAAGTCATTATTAATAGTATTAAAAAGTAGCGGTTCTCTAAAGCGTTTCATTTTCTCAACAAAACCTTTTTGTTGTCTGTAAGTAGAGGACTTTATTATACCTTCTTTAAACTCATACTCCAGTCTATTTTCTGCAAAAGCATTATAGTTTAATCTCACAGAAGGATTGTAAAGATCTTCTAAGACTTTGTCTATAGAAATAGTTTCGTTGTTTAAGCGATAATTCATTTCAATATCGTGTAGCTTAGCTAGTTTTTTTTCAATAAGCAAGTTGTAGTCTTTAGCATATTTAAAATTTGCCTTCACTCGCTTTCTTTTAACATCAAAAGACTTGAGTGGTACTGAAATTTTCAGGTTTACTTTTTTAGAGTTACCTCTATAGTAGATATTAATGTATAAAGCGCAGGTACCATCTACCCTTACATGTTCTTTTTTAATGCAAACATTATAGTTAAGTTTCCCATTCATATTTTGTGGGAGAATTTGTGGGAAAAAATCATAGTTATTAAAACGGTTTATCATAATCCTATAGCTACTAAGGGTTTAAACAAAAAAAATAGGCTACATTTTCATACAATAGTGTATAAAAATATAGCCTATTTAAATAGTTGTGACCACGGCAGGATTCAAACCTGCAACCTCTTGAGCCGTAATCAAGTGCGCTATTCAGTTGCGCCACGTGGCCGTTTTTAAGTGGGTGCAAATATATAACATTTATTAAAAAACAACCAAACTATTTAATTCAAAA